TGGCTCCCGCCGCGGTTGTTTTTCCTTTTGGCGCTTTCCGGGACATGCGGCGCGCCGCTGGCGTTTTCTCTTGACGCCGGGCCTGCGGCGTCGATATATTTCAAAAGGACATGTTCAGGCATCAATCTTCGACGAGGTGCGATCCGTGGATGCCAGGCTATTTGCCGACGACGACCTCGACTTCTGCGTCAACCTTTGGAACGCGCTGGCCGGAACGCCCGGCCACTGCATGCTCGCCTGCAAGCCGATGACGGTCGAGCGGTTTCGCTCGCGCCTGGCGATCCCTGGGACTCGCGTGGTGGTCGTTCCCGGCACCGCCTGGGCACAGTATCGGAACAGCGGCGAGGTGATGGTGATGGCGGTGCGTCTCGACGGCGACGGCGCGGCCTTGGCTATTGCCGAGTGGATCGTTCGTGAATGCGGACACGCTACGGCCGCTTTTGACGCTTCGGGGGTGGACACGGCATCGCTACTCCGCAGGATCGGGTGCAGCGTGGAACTGGTCGACGGAAGGTTCCGGTGCGAAAGGGGGGCGTGATGGCATCGGACTTCTTGGGCTGGCTCGTCGGCGGACGATCTGTGATGTGGCACGTCCCGTGCGATCAATTGATACTGTCGGGCACCTACTCGCTGCGAGAACGAATCTCCGGTCAACTGGCGGGAATTCCAGGAGGCACGTTCTCGCTACAGAGCGGCGCGACTGGCGGGCTCGGGCGCAACATGCGGGGGCTGAACGGCGTGTACTTTGGCGGCGACGCGATCTGTGCATTCACCAGCATCGGGAATCCTGGGATTCGCAACAAGACGCTGGTGGTCGCCTGTCATCCGCAGGACTCGGGACAAGGCGCTGTTCTAAACACGAAGAGCACTTACGAGGACAAGGGCGAACTCCTCTCGGTCGGTTGGGCGCTCACCGTGACGACGGCGGAGGTGCGGTTCCAGGGATGGGGAGGCGGGGGCACGCCCGTCATCTCGGGGTCGATCAGCTTCTCAGCCATATCGAGGCCCCTGGTCGTGGTGGTCACGGGCAGCAATTCAACCAACCCGCATCTGAGCCTCTACGCCGGAAGCCAGAAGGCCGTGGCTGACGGACAGGAGCCGTCTGAAGGTCTTGCTATTCGTCTGAGTGCCCAGTGGAACGGTTACGATTATGGGTACTACAAAGGCACGATTATTGAGGCGGCGTGCATCAATGCCTGCCTGTCCGAGGCGGACGTGCTCGACGGCATGGCCGCGTTTGAAAACGACCCGCGCAGCGCCTTCAATATCAGGGGACTCTGATCATGGCTGGCGTCATCACCGCGGCAACGCATGACATCTACAACAGCGGCAGCGGGCAGACGATCACGCTGACGCCGAACACGACCCACGACGAGCGGATGGCGGTCCGAATCACCGTGGCCCTCGGCTACTACTACGACGGCGCGGGCGGGGCGCTGGGTGGCGCTGGCGGCTGGTATCGCCTTGACGCCTACCTGATGGACGAGGCTGGAACGCCAAACGCCGTCACGCTCCAGCCTTCTCCGAACGGCGTGACATGCGCCGTCGGAGAGACCAGGGTCTTCTTCAATCCGTTCGTGGTCGTCGTCAACAAGAACCAGCAGGTGAAACTCACCATCGTCAGTCCGAATATCGGTGGCGACGGCTCGGTTCGGGTGGTGATCTGGCAAGACCCCGAAGGTGTGGTGGTATCGAACACGAAGACGGCGCTGGGCCAGTTGTTGACCGCCGATTGCGGGACGACGAGCGCGGAAAGCAACAGCGCCGCGTACGTGTTGCGTGGTCTGATCACCGGAGGCGCGTACGACCTGGACACGGACGCGAACGGGCGCATCAGGATCGTTCACGGGACGGCAGCCGGTGAGATTTCGATTACTGACGGCATCGTGCAGGCCGATCTGGCGAAGTGGAAGGGCACGGCACCGTCCGATCTGGCGACGATCGGGGTGAAGAAGTGCGTACTGGTTGCCACAGACGGCGGAGCCGCGGTCGCCGACGCGGTGACGACTGGCTCGATATGGAACTATGTATCCAATTTGACGTACGGCCTGCCGGCGCTGCTTACGGCGATTCAGGCGATCCAGAACAACACGCGCTGCGTGAGGACCGTTCCGATGATTATCGAGCGGCCTGACGTTGGTGAGATGACGTACCGGGTGGACCTGCTGCTGTACGATGAGGTCGGCAACATGGAAGCGCCGGACGCAGCGCCGACGGTGGTGCTGACGAACCAGAGCGGGACGGTCCTGACGGGGCGGCTCGGGAACGGCGGCACGATGACGTTCGTATCGACGGGGCGGTACACGATCACGCTGACGGCGGCGGCCACGGACGAGCTTGAACAACTCCTTTGGATCTTCAGCGTGGTCGAGGGCGGCGTGACGCGAAGCTACGGGAACACGACGCTGATCGTTGATACGACCGCCGTCGATTTCACCCAGGCCGACCGCGACAAGCTCGACGCCCTGGCCGCGATCGACTTCGCGGTGCCCGGCGACCCGATGAACCTGACCGGGGACTACGACGCGGCGAAGACCGCGGCGAGCCAGGAATCGGTTGACGATGTCCTTTTGCAGACGGACAAGCTCGCCTTCGCCGGGACCGGCCCGTACAAACTGAAGGCGACGCTCGACGGCGAGACCGTGACGGTCAGCGGCACAATCGGGACATTTGACGACCTGATTACAAACTGGCCCGCAGCGCCAGTCGATGCGTCGGAGATATGGAACTTCGACGAGGATGGAGTGACCGAAGGAATCGGCTTGCGACTCAAGACCAATCTGGACGCCAAGGTCGGGGACGCCGTCGATGTTCTGAACGAACTCACCATCAATCAAAACGGCGAGGTCCTCGCCTACGTGGAGCGAATCATGGTCGATCTCGTCATCGGCCCCATCGCCGCCCGCCTCGCCCAGGAGGTGGTCATCGGGGCCATCAGCGGCGGACGCTTGGCTCCCATCACCCTGTACCAGAACTCGTCTCCGAGGCTGGTCTTCGGCCCGGTGCTCGACGGCAACGGCGACCCCGTCGACCTACAGGGCCACTCGATGCAGCTGGTCGTGCACACCGCCGACGGCGACGTGGTCTTCCACATCGACGACGGGGACCAGATCACGCTGGCGAAATCGGAAGGCAGCGAAATCTACGACCTCGTCCAGGTGCAGTTGACCAAGTCGAACCTTCCGACCGCTGGGGTGTGGGATTACAAGATGTGGGACATCACGGCCGGTGCGGTGCTCGCCACGGGCAAGTGGCAGGTAATCGTCGCGCCGCAGCCGACACCGTAAACGGGCCGAGGGATCATGGGAAAATCCGCCTCCAGATCCGCCAAAGCCAAATCCTCCGACGCGCCGACGACTTCCACGGACCTCGTCGCCCGCGCCGTCTTTCTTCTGACCAACGGAGTCGGCTCCGCGCGCGTAGAAGCTGAACTGGAATCGAAAGGTGCCAGCCGCGAAGCAATCGAGCAGGCGATTCGGACGGCCTTGGAGAAAATCCGCAACGCCGCGGACGTGGATCGCACCGCTGAAGTCGGCAAGGCCGTGCAGCGGTTGAACAGCATGTTCGCCGCGGCGATGGCCTCCGGCGATGCCAGGTCGCCGGACCTTCGCACCGCCCTGCAGATCCAACGGGAACTTTCAAAGTTGCTCGGCTTGGCAGTTGACTCGCCCGACCCGCTTCGGCCGGCGCGATCATCCGAAGACCGCCTGGCCTTGGTGGAGTCGTACCTCAAGCCGCTCGGCCTGATCGACCAGCACTACCCGATCGAGGAACACGCCCGTGTCGCAGCGGACATCATCAGAACACAGCACCTCGCGGTCCGCGCTGAGTGATTCATACGCGCGGAACGTCGAACGCGCGAAGGCACGCAGCGCCGCCCAGGTGCTGCTCGCCCAGGAGATCGCTCCGCTACCGGCCGTCGCCGACGTTCACCGGCGCATCCGCGCTGATCGGAATTTTCAATTCTTCTGCGAGACGTACTTTCCCGCGATCTTTCACCTGGCCTGGTCGGAGGATCACCTCCGCGTGCTGGCGATGGTCGAACGGGCCGTCCGGAAAAATGAAACGCTCGCGATCGCCATGCCGCGAGGGTTCGGCAAGACGAGCATTTGTCTCGCCGCCGCGTTGTGGGCTGCGGTCACTGGTCTGCACGAATACGTCATGCTCATCGCCGCATCCGAGGACAAGGCGAAGAACCTGCTGCGCAACCTGAAGTCCATGATTCGATCCAGCTGGTTGCTGGCCGCGGACTATCCCGGCGCGATCGTTCCATTCCTGCGGATCGACGGGGAGGCCCGGCGCTGCCGGGGCCAGCGGTTCTACGGTCGGGTGACCGACATCGGATGGGCCGAGGACGAGATCGTCTTCGCCAGCATCCCAGGCGACCCGGCCAGCGGCGCGGTCATCCGCGTGTCCGGGATCGAAGGCAACCTTCGCGGCGCGATCCACATTCGCCGCAGCGGCCGAAGCGTCCGGCCCAGCCTGGCCCTGGTGGACGATCCGCAGACCGACGAATCATCAGCGTCTTTGGTGATGACGCAGAACCGCCTGAGCATCGTCAAGGGGGCAATCCGCGGCCTCGGCGGAGCAAAGAACCCCATCGGCGTCCTGATGCCGTGCACCGTCATCAACAAGGGCGACCTGGCCGACCAGATACTGGACCGCGCCACGCACCCGGAGTGGCACGGGGAGCGCACGAAGCTGGTCTATTCATTCCCAACGGCCGAGAAGACCTGGGCGGAATACGCCCGGCTGCTGCGGGAGGAACTGGCGAACGGCGGCGATGGCTCCCTGGCCGCGGGATTTTACATAGAGCGCCGGGCCGAGATGGATGCCGGCGCGAGGGTTGCCTGGTCAGAGTGGTACGGCAGGAACGAGGTCTCGGCGATCCAGTCCGCGATGAACCTGAAAATAAGAGACGAATTGTCCTTTTGGGCGGAGTACCAGAACGAACCGATCGATGCCCGAGCCGAGGCACCTTCGGTCCTGTCCGCGTCCGGCCTGCTCAAGAAAGTCAACGGCCTTGAATGCGGAGCGGTCCCTTCCAGTTGCCACGCGATCACCGCCTACGTGGACGTCCAGGGGCAGTTGCTCTATTGGATGGTCGTCGCGTGGACGGACGCCTTCGCCGGGTACGTGCTGGACTATGGCACGCACCCCGACCAGCACCGGGCGTACTTTTCGCTTCGCGACGCCCGCAGGACCCTGGAGAAGGCATACCCCGGAACCGGCCTCGAAGGCAGGCTCTACGCTGGTCTGACTGATCTGTGCCACGGCCTGCTCGCCCGCGAGTTCATTCGGGACGACGGCGCGGTGATGAAGGTCGACCGAACCCTCGTCGACGCGAACTGGGGCGAATCGACGGACACCATCTACGAGTTCTGCAGGCACGCGGATTTCGCCGGACGGGTGATTCCCAGCCACGGCAAATTCATTGGGGCATCGAGTGTCCCATTTTCGGAGTACCGGCCGCGCCGCGGCGAACGGCTGGGCTACCACTGGCTGATGCCGCTGGTCCGCGGGCACCGCGCGATTCGTTATGTCGTGATCGACGTGAACTTCTGGAAGAGCTTTGTGGCGGCGCGGCTGACGATGGCGCTCGGCGACGACGGCGCATTGTCGATCTTCATGCCATCGCGCGACCGAAGCCATCAAATGCTCTTTGATCACTGGCTCGCCGAACGGCCCATCCGCGTCGAAGGACGAGGCCGGATCGTCGACGAGTGGAAGAGTCTGAACAAGCAGAACGACAACCACTGGTGGGACTGCCTGGTCGGGGCGGCGGTCGCCGCTTCAACGATCGGTGTGTCAGTGACGGCGGGCGGGCACGTGGTGGGCCGATCGAGGCGCGAACGCAAACGCTACAGCGCTTCCGATCTTTCGCGGCGAGGTGCAGCATGAGCGGCGCGAAGGGACTGATTTGTCGACGTTGCGAATGCCGGGACTTCCGCGTGATCTACACGCGGCCAAGCCCGGCCGGATACATCGTCCGACGCCGAGCCTGCAGGCACTGCGGCTGGGAGGTCACAACGCGCGAGTTGACGGTGGAACAGGTCGGGGAGTTACATAAGTGTAACAATCAGTCCTCTTTGACCGAGAAAGTCTTGCGGACAGACGCGGCCTCCGATACGAAGAGAACAGACCGCGACCCCTGAACTCTCGCCCACGAGGCGGACGTGGGTGATGATCCCCGGCCCGAGGTTGCACCCCTCGGGTCGGCCTGGAAACAACGCATGCCGACGCCCACGGAAACCATCGCCGCGAATCTGCAGAAGCCGCAGTCCGTCAACATCGACGGCAACTCGGCCACGCAGCATCCCCTCGGCTCCCAGGTCGAGGCCGCGAAATTCGTGCAGGCGTCCGGACTCATGCGAACGACGAGCCATCCCGTTTACGCACTGCGATTCGTCAAGCTGCGATTCCCCGGAGGCGCATGACGTGTTCGGATTCACGCGACGCAACCGAGCGAAGTCCCACGTCGATCAACCGACCGCCGGCTTTCACTCGCCGCGCCGAATGATGACCGCGAGCTTCGATGCGGCGCAGACGAGCCACGAGAACGCCAGGCACTGGGCTGCGGCCGATGCGCTCTCCGCGGACGCCGGGCTGATTCTTTCAACCCGCGTGGTGCTGCGGAACCGCGCGCGGTACGAAGTGGCGAACAACCCCTACGCGCGGGGGATCATTAACACGCTCGCCTCCGACACCATCGGCACCGGGCCTCGCCTGCAGATGAATACCGGCGAAATGGCCATCAATAAGGTCATCGAGCAGCGGTGGAACGAATGGTGCCAGGCGATCCGCTTCGCGGAAAAACTGACGGTTGGCCGCAAGTCCCGCTGTCACGACGGCGAGGTGTTCTACCGGAAGGTGACGAACCCAGGCGTGCGTTCGCGCGTGCAACTGGATCTGCAGGCGATCGAGTGCGACCAGGTCAGCAGCCCGTTCACAAACCAGACGATGCTCGTGGACGGCATCGTGCTCGACGAGTTCGGCAACCCGAAGGCGTACCACGTGCTGAAGGACCATCCCGGCTCGCTGATCGGCGCGGCCATCGGGCAATACGAGGAGGTTCCGGCCAGCGACATCATCCACTGGTTCCGTCCGGATCGCCCCGGCCAGCACCGGGGTATCCCGGAAATCACGCCGTCGCTTCCGCTCTTCGCGTGCCTGCGGCGGTGGACGCTGGCGACGGTCGCGTCGAGCGAATGGGCGGCGAGCCAGACCGTGTTCTTCCGGACCACGGCACCGCCCGAAGAGGGCGCGGCCGAGATTGACATGAGCACAACGCTCGACGTGGAACGCGGCACCGGCACGTTCGTGCCGGAGGGCTGGGAGCCGTTCCAGATGAAGGCGGAGCACCCGACGAGCGTCTACAGCGATTTCAAGCACGAACTACTGAACGAAATCGCCCGCCCGTTCTCGATGCCCTACAACATCGCGGCGTGCAATTCGAGCGGGTACAACTACTCCTCGGGGCGACTCGACCACCAGTTGTATTTCAAGAGCATTCGCATCGACCGCGCGATGACGGAAATCGCCGTCATCGATCCCGTCTTCGAGGCATGGTTCATGGAGGCCGTCCTCTTGAGCGACTACCTCCCTGTCCGCGCCAGGGTCGCCCCACGAACGCATACGTGGATGTGGGACGGTTTCGAGGACCTGGACCCCGCAAAGTCAGCGGCCGCCAACGCCCAGGCCCTGGCGTCGAGGACGACCACGCTGCAGGATGTGTGGGCGGCGAAAGGCTACGACTGGAGCGAAAAGCTGCAGCAGATCGCCGACGAACGGAAGCTGATGCAGCAGCTTGGAATTCCGGAGTCTCAGGCACCTGTTCCGAACGGCACGCAAAAGGGGGCCGATGATGTCGACGAAGAACCAAAACCGAATGCTGCTGGCCGCTGACGACCCGGCGAGCCTGATGCAACTCGACTGCACGGTCGACCTGGTCGCCGCTTCCGCGGACGCTCCCGAGGACGAGAAGAAGGCCCCGAAGATTTCCATCATCGCCTACAACGGCGGCCTGATGGACACGATGCTGTTTGGCCCGACCGTGGTCGAGTCCTCCGGAGTCTCGCTGCCGAAGAAGCACCCGATCCTGAAGGACCACGACCGCTCGATCGATGGCGTCGTCGGCCCCGGCGTCACGACGCTTGATGGCGTTCGGCTGGTCACGGCCGGGACGCTGTCGCTGGCCAACGAGGCGGCGCAGCGGATCTTGCAACTGAGCAGGGACGGCGTCGAACTCCAAGCCTCCGTTGGCATCAAGCCGGTGAAATGGGAGTTCATTGATTCGGGCAAGTCGGTGACGGCCAACGGAAAGACGTTCACGGCCGGGCCGATGGGTCTGACGTACGTTTCGAAGGGACAACTTAAGGAAGTATCGATTGTCGCCATTGGGGCCGACGACCGATCCTCCACTCGTATTGCGGCCTCAGCGCCGCGGCAGGAGATCGACATGAATTTCCAACAGTGGATGGAGGCGCAGGGCTTCGACCCGAAGACCCTCACCGCCCCGCAGATCAAGGCGCTCGAGGCGGCGTACGCTGCGGCCCAAAAGACGGACAAGCACTCGCCCCCGGAGATGTCCGCCGCGGAGAAGCAGGCCGTCGTCCAGGTCGAGCGTGACCGCGTCGCCAGCATCGAGGCGTGCTTCGTGGGGTTCGAGATGACCGACGAGATCAAGGGCATCCGCGACGAGGGCCTGAAGGGCTCGGCCACGGTCGAGCAGGTCCAGTCGAAGCTGCTCGGTGTGCTGCGGGCGGCGCGTCCGGCGTCCCGGCCGAGCGTCGGTCCGAAGGGCGGCAACATCACCGGCAAGGTCTTGGAAGCGGCGGTCATGCTCGGCAGCGCCACTCCCACCGCGACCGTCGAGAAGATGTACGATGCGGCGGCGCTCGAGGCGGCGTACCGCTACCGCCGGATCGGCCTGCGGGACCTTGTCACCCTCTGCTGCCGGATGGGTGACGTCGCGGTTCCCGAAATCGGCGCGGACGTCAACGAACTGGTCACCGCCGGCTTTTCGACCAGCCAGTTGACCACGCTGCTGTCCAACGTCGCCCACAAGACGGCGATGGCGCAGTACACGATGATGCCCTCGGTCGCGGCCGTCGTGTGCCGCAAGCTGAGCGCCGCGGACTTCAAGGTCCACACCGGCGTGAAGCTCACCGGCGACGCCACGCTCAAGCAGTTGAACGACAAGGGCGAAATCGAGCACGGGACGTTCGGCAACGATTCGTTCACCTACCAAATCTACACCTACGCCCGCCAGTTCGGCATCAGCCGGCAGATGATGTACGACGACGACACGCAGGGCTTCCTGGCCATCCCGACGCGGCTGGGTCGCGGGGCGTACCTCGCCCGCGAGCGAGCCTGGGCGACGCTGCTGCTGGCCAACACCGGCACGTTCTTCGGCAGCGGCCACAGGAACTACATCAGCGGCGCGACGACGACGATCAGCGTGACCGGCCTGTCCCTGGCCGTGAAGGCGTTTTCCTCGCAGGTCGACGGCGACGGCGATCCGATCCTGGTGCTGCCGAAGTTCCTGGTCTGCTCGCCCGCTGGCAAGGCCGCGGCCGACACCTTGTACGTCTCGACGAAGATCAAGGGCACCACGAACGAGCCGGACGGCAACATCCACGCCGGGAAGTACCAACCGCTGGAATGCCCGTACATCAGCGCCACGGGCTTCCACGCGAACGTCGACGATTACCAGTGGTATCTCTTCGGCGATCCGATGGATGTCGCGGCGTTCGGCATCGCGTACCTCAACGGCCAGGAAACGCCGACCATCGAGCAGGCCCCGATGTCCGCGGACTACCTCGGCCAGACGTGGCGCGGCTTCCTGGACTTCGGCGTCTGCCAGATCGATTACCGAGGCGCGGTGAAGTCGAAGGGCCAGGCGTAAACTCAACCCCGCGAGGGCTCGTCCCACGACTGGGCGGCGGCAATCGGGCCGTCGCCCGATGACCAACGGAATCCTCAGCGAGTCCCAGCACTCGAACGAAGGAGTCAGTCATGCAAGGCAAGTATCTCGGCCCCGGCCTCGTGATCCCCTACACCCCGTCCGGCGCGAAGCTGGGCGGCGACATCGTCGTCGTGGGGACTTTCGTCGGCATGTTCATCGCCGACTGCGCCGCGAACGTCGAAGGCGCTCTGTACGTCGACGGCAACACCAAGGTCCGGAAGGCCCAGGAAGCGATCAGCTTCGGCGCGGCCCTCTATTGGGACGCGGACGGCAACCCGTACAACGGCGACGCCGGAACGGGCTGCCTGACCACCACCTCCACCGGCAACACGTTCTATGGGTTCTGCAGCGCGGCCGCCGCGGAAACCGACGAGTTCGTCAACGCGTGGATGCGCTCGGTCGCCTCGGCCGTCGCCGCCGACGTGATTCACGCGGCGGAACTCGGCGTCACCGCCGGGACGGTAACGGCCAGCCGGGCACTCGTGCCCGACGCGAACAAGGACCTGGCCACGCTTCGGAACCTCACCCTTAGCGGCGCTTTGACCAACACCGCTGGCGCGGCGACCCCGGCCGTGGCCGCCCGGTTCGGCAAGACGGCGACCGAGGGCCTGGAGTTGAAGGTCTACGACGAGACCATTCAACTCACCAACGCCGTGAAGACGGACACGACCCTCGTCCTCCCGGCTGGCGCGGTCGTCATCGCGGCGCAGTTGAATCTCGAAGCCACGATCACCGGCGACGGCAGCGGGGATGACCTGCTCGCCAAGATCGGACTGGGGATGAGCGGCGGCGACGAGGACGCCTTCGACAACACCGCCGACCTGGTCAAGAACACGAAGATCAACAACGTCCCGGATTGGGCGGTGAGCGCCGGCGGGACCGTCTCGATCTTCGCGCTGAAGACCGACGGCGCGACGGCCTGCACCGAGAAGTTCACCGGAGGCGCTGGCCAGAACGTCCGCGTCCGGATCGCGTACCTGGCCTGCAACGGCCTCGACGACGCCGCGTGAGGTGGATCGTGACCGACGTGATCGCCGAGGGGGCCGCGTGGTTGCAGGAGGTCCGCGAGCAAGCGGCTGGCGTCCCTGCGACCTACTGGCGCGGCCAGACCTCGGCGTTCGGAGTGATGACCCGAGGCCGCTCGTCCATCAGCCTGGACAGCGGCCTCGGGATCATCCAACAGGTGGAGTCGGTCGACTGGATCGGACCCGAGGCAATGTTCGCCGACTTCGGCGACCCGAAACCCGGCGACCGCGTCGTTGTGACGGACGGCTCGCGAACCTGGACCTACGAGGTCCTGCATATCCCGAACGGCTCATGCTGGAGATGGGCCGGGGACAACGTGGCGCGACGGGTCTACACGAAGCTGACCAAGGTGGAGTGAACAATGGTCTCTCGCAAATTCACAGTGGGCGAGTGGCTGGCTGTCATTGCGATTCTTCTGTCGCTGGCGGGCGGAGTGGCCGGAGCGATCTGGCAGGCGTCCCGCGTTCAATCGTGCCTGGAAGGCGTCGAACGAACAGTGGTCGACCACGAAAGCAGGCTTCGGGTCGTCGAGGAGTCGATTCATCGAACCGAAATGAACACGCAGTGGCTCAAGGACAATCTGCCAAAACTCCTGGGCGAAAAAGGCCGTGGCTGACCAGGTGGACATCCTCGCCGTCGTCGACGCCGTCGTCCTGGAGATGAACGGCGTTCGATGGTCTTCTGCGTTCGCTCCGGAGCGGAAGTTCCAGCCGCTGCTCTTCCTGAAAGAGATGCCCGCCGATGTCCTGAAGGTCATCGCCGCCCCGGCCTCGAAGGACGCCGCCGCGAGTTCGACCCGAACGGAAGCCGAGAACGTGCTGACGGTCGATCTCGGGCTGCTGTACAAGTTTCATCCGGACACGGCCGTCGAGGTCGTTGACCAGAAGGTCGGCGAACTGATCGTGCTCGAACAGGAACTGGAGCGGTTCTGGCTGCGCCGCCGGCTCACGAGCAACCGATCCGTGATCTGCCTTGGCGTTGAGATTTCACCGCTGTACGACCAAGCGGCGCTGATGGAGTCCCGCGAGTTCCGGGCGGTCGTCAAGTTGAGCATGAGGTGGATCGCTTGAACGCGACTCCCGTCATCTCGTTCCGCGTCAAGCCCGGCAGCTTCAAACCGGCGCTGGCGATGTTCGGCCTCGCGCTCGACCCGAAGGTCAAGGACGCCAAGCGAATCGTCGGCCGTCACTTCGGCGGCTACGTCCGCAAGGTCGCAAAGAACAGCATCAAGCGAAGCGATCCGCCGTCGCCGCCTGGCAAACCCCCGCACAGTCATATCGGGTTGCTGAAGTCAAACATCTTCTTCAACCAGGACCAGACGGGGGCGGTGATCATCGGGCCGACGAAGCTGAATATGCTATCCTTCAGCCGCGAGGGCCTTCCAACGAAGGGCACGATTCCAAACGCCCTGGAGTACGGCGGCGAAGCCTACGTCGCCGAGCGGCGCACCAGCAGCGGGAAGTGGACCAGGCAGGACCTGCGCCGGCGCGGGAAGGTCAGGATCGTGGAGGCTCTGCGGTCGGCGGGCAGCGGAGAAGTTCAGGTGCAGATCGGCGGCATAGCCTTCCGGCGTCGCCGCGTCGTCATTCGGCCTCGCCCGTTCATGGGACCGGCGTTCATCAAAGGGCAAGACAAACTCCCGGCCATGTGGGCCGGTTCGATCAAGTAAAAAGGAGCGCACACATGGAACTCATCGGGATCGACGCGAAACTGTACCACGGCACGGCCGGGGCAACCGCCGACCAGGAAATCGGCATCGCCCGCGACGTCAACCTCGGCCTCGAAAAGGGCGAGGCGGATGTGACGACCCGGTCCTCGGGAGGCTGGAAATCGACGGTGGGCACGCTGAAGGATTGCACCATCGAGTTCGACATTAAGGACGATCCGAACGACGCGGCCTACCAGGCCCTGCGGGACGCCTTCCTGCAGGAGACCGAGGAAAAGAAACTGCTCGCCCTCTGCTGCCTGGATTCCGACAGCGGCGAAGGCATCGACGCGGACTTCACGATCACCAAGTTCAGCCGAAACGAGCCGCGCGAGGAAGGGATCACCTACGCCGTGACGGCCAGGCTCAACACCAGCCTGCGCGCCCCGGTTTGGATTCCGGCCGCGTAAGCGGCCGACCGCCGCCGAATGCTGCTGGAGGCTCAGCGCCAAAAGCGGCCACGACAACACCTTTTTCTATGGGAGCGTGAAGACATGAATTCGACCTTGCGAATGACCGGCAGCATCGGCGGCGTGTCCATTCAGGCCACGATCGTCCGCACCGCCGAGGGGCAGATCGGGCAGGACGTCGAACTTCCGGCCGCGAAGGCCGGAACGCTGTCGACGCGGACGGACGACAACACGGGCGTGGCGGCTATGAGCAATGGCCACGGCATCCAGACCAACGACGTCGTCGACGTCTACTGGGCAGACGGCGTCCGCTACGGCATGACCGCTACCGTCAGCGGCAACAACGTCACGGTCGACGGCGGCAGCGGGGACGTGCTGCCCGCCCAGGGCACGGCGCTCACCGTGTGCGTGGAGGTGGAAATCAACCTCGACGTGGACGGCGATGACATCGAGATGATCGCCGTGTCCGCCACGAAGCGATCCCACCTGGTCTTCCAGACCTCCGCGCCGGCGGACCTGCTGGCCCTGGAGATTCCGGCGAACGAGGGCTGGGAGTGGTTCTCGGGCGGTCCGGTGAGCAATCCGCTGACCGGGAATCCGATCGACCGCGTCGTGGCGAGCAACGGCGATTCGACCGCCGCGTCCACGTTGAAGATCGGCCTGCTCTACAACTCCGCGTAACCCGCGAAACCACACGCCTTCCGCCAGGTGCGGACAGATCAACCGAAGGAGGTGCAGCGTGCGAAGTTTCAAGGATGCCAAGTCCACTGCCTGGGATGTATCCGTCAACGTGTCGATCGTGCGGGCGGTTCGGGCCAGGTGCAACATCGACCTGGCCACGGCCTTCGAGGATGGCCATGATGGGAAGAAGCCCGCGATGCAGATCCTCGCGGACCCCGTCCTTCTGGTCGACATCCTGTCCGTGGTCTGCGAGCGGCAGATCATCGAGCGGGGCATGACCCCCGAGGACTTCGGCAGGCTCTTCGACAACGGCGACATCGTCAACGCGAGCGCCGAGGCCCTGCTCTACGAGATGGTGGATTTCTGCCCGAGCCAGAAGGTGAGGGAAGCGCTGCGCGTCCTTCTGGCGAAAAGCAGGCAGCTGGTGGACATGGCCGGGGACCGGGCGATGGCGATGGCCGAAGGGATCGAGCCGAAAAAAGAACTCGAGAAGTTGATCGCATCATCGACCGCATCGCCGGGGTCCTCGGCATCGACCCAGGACCGTTCACCGTAAGGTCGCTGTTGGAGATGGCCGACGCGAGGCTGGAACTGACATGGCTTCAGACGTCGTACATCGTGGCGACGGTGCGAAACGTGAACCGCGGCAAGGGCCAGCGGATCATCACTCCGCAGGAGGTTTCACCCTACCGCAGCCGGCACCACAAGGCCCTTCCGAAGGCCCGGATGTCCGACGTCCGGGGAATGATCGAACCCGCCTTTAAGAAAATTGCCGAAGCGAGGAACCGCCGTGAAAACCCACCGCACATTGCTCGCAGTTCTCCTGATCGCCTTCGCCGGGTGCGCCGTCCCGAAGGAGACACGAAAGGCCCCACCGGCGGGGCCTGATTTGAAACAGGCCGCTGAGTCCTCCAGGAAGGTCGTCGGACACGTCGCAAACGCCACGGCCGCTATCGACG